CAGTGGACCCGACAAAGAGTGCATTGTTTACTGTGGTAGGTCCTTTACTTACTTTTTCTTCTTCAACATCTTTTAGTTTCTTCTGAAGTTCCATTAATTTGTCAGTTGCATCTGCTACATTTTTAATTAATTGTCCAGCAACTTCATATGCTCTCGGCATTTCACTTTCTTGTGCTAATTCTAAAATTCCATTGATTGCTTCTTGACCTTTTTCTATTAAAGAATATAAATTTCCTCTAGTATATTCATAATCTTTCTTAATATCATCATGGGATGAAGATATTTTTTCCACCTCAGCAGAAACTTTTTTAGCTTCAGTGGAAACTATTTCCCCATCAACATTAAATGTTTCATTTAAACTGTCAAACTTTTTTGTCATTTTCATATTCTTCAAATAGTAGAACCACTAAATCCAAAATCATCTCCATCTTCAATTAATAAATTATCCGCAGAAGTAATTGACTTTACTTCGGCACCTGACAAGTGAGATGTTATTGGTGTTCCATCTCTTCCTCTTTCAACAGTTAATATATTGCCAGATTTATTTTTTACATATACTTCTTCACCTTCAATATCAAGATATGTGTTTGTGGAGATAGAAGATGCATCATTTACAGTAATTAGTGTATCTTCTGTTGTTATATCTTTTGATAGATTTGTAACAACAATACCAGTGTAATTTTTGATTGCCCTTTGTTCTGCAGAATAAACGACTTCTCTTGTTGGAGTATTTGTTCTGTCTCCAGTAATGTAACTGACTGTGGTTTTTTTGATAATATCCTTGGTTGCAGAAGAAACAGGGCCAAATAGATATGTTTTCACACTAAATCTTAAAGTGTAAAGAAGAACTCTTCTTGTTGTAAAGTTTCCTTCATAGTCGTCCTGCATTGTAATATTTTCTAGTACCACAGGAACATCCCTTTTTTCATTAATAATATCAACCAATTCAACTGACATTGTATACGCTGGTTGAAAATATGGAAGAATCTGTTCAATGATTTGAAGAGCATCATCATTCAACTTAGACATGATGCTAAGTTCAAATTGCATATTATAAGGAACTGGTAAATATGTCTTTTTAGTTTCTTTCGCATCAACTGTAGACTTTGCCGTAAATGTTTGTGTAGTTGATGATTTTCTTTGGGGGTCATATGTTAGTCCAGTAAACTCAAATGACATTCTGGGTAATGTAATTTGAACTGGTTTATTCAAATCTGGAGACTGCTCTAATCTTGCAAGAAATTTTTGAGTGGGTCCATATGCAAGAGGAACTTTTACTACATTAGTAACGTCCCCACTATTATTAGTATGCTTGATACTAATATCATTAAACAAAGAACCAAAAGCAATTACGGTTCTTCTTAAAATTTCGTGATAAAAATATTCAAACATACTTTGTTGTCCCTTATACTATTATTTAATCATTAATTAACTTCTATTTATGGCATACCAAATGGATTTCTTTCACTAAAGTCTATTATTTTATCTGCTTCTTCTTCAATCTCGTCGTTATTTGCAAACCCATCATTTAAAGATAATGTTTCAGTCTTTCTCAAGTAGTGAGAGGCACTTGAAGCAGTTCCAACTATATTTTCTCCTGCAATAAATTCTCCATCAGCATTAGAAACTTCGAGGATGTTTGTAATAGAATTCCATGATCTAACTCTAGCAGTTACTCCACTTGTTGAACCAGTAACTATCTCATTAAATACAAAACTTCCTGAAGAATTTAATGAGGGATTTGCAATGGTAATGGTTGGTAATGCAGTGTATCCAAGACCAGCATTTGTAATTCTAATCTCAGTGATAGTTCCTGCGGCAGAGACAACAGCAGTAGCAGCAGCAGAAACACTAGATATTCCAGTAAAAGTAATTAGTGGTGGTGTTGCATAACCAGAACCAGAATTTGTAAGTGTAACAATCCCCACAATTCCATCTCCAATGGTTGCAGTTGCAGTTGCTCCGTTACCATTTCCACCAAAAATTCTAACTCCTGGAGCAACAGTATAACCAAAACCTGTATTTGTTATTTCTATACTTTGAACTGATTGTGCTTGTGGGTTTGTATTGTCATTACACACAACAATACCACCAATCATTTTAGCAACAGCCGTTGCTGTTTTACCTCCACTTGGTGCCGATGATATTCCTACAGTTGGAATGCTAGTGTAACCACCACCTCTATTTGTAACAGTTATGAGTCTAACTCCACCATTTACAATAGTTGCTGCTGCGGTTGCTGTTACCCCAAGACCAACCATTTGGAGTTTTTGAATGACTCCAATTGCAACACTATCTTCATTATCTGTTCCACTGATATTGTCATCAATATCATCTATACCAGTATCAATAACTTCATCTTCATACCTAAACAATTCACATCTCAACTCATAGGTATAACTTCCTTGCAATTGATAAAATGGTTTCTCATGTTCAACATATTTTATTTCAAACAATCTATCCCCCAATGGGAAATAGATTAAATCACCCTCTTTTGGTCTTGATGATAATTTTACATTTGATTGCCCTTTAATTAAAGGAGATATGTAATTTTTAAATCTTTCTCTTGATATTGTTAAAGAAAGTTCATTTAAGGCTTGAATTCCAAATTTTGATAATATTGTAGGATTATCTCCATATCCATCATAAGAATTTAAATATGCTTCTATTGGAAGAGCATTATCAAATTCAGATTCTATTACTTCCTTTATAACTTTTTTCTCTGTAATGTATTTTCTTGGAAGATAATAAACTTCAACTCCATACATGCGAAGTTGCTCATTTATTAAATCTTGTATGAGACCCTGCTCTGATTTGGATCCTTGAAGAAAAAATGGATTAAGCATGGTATTAACCAATCATATCTAATGGTGGAAGTTCATAAGTATTGGACATTTTTTCCATTAAGATATCAATTTCTTTCTGAGCATCATCATACATTTGTCTTCCATTTAGTTCTACTCCACCCGGAAGTTTAACCCCAGTAAATTTCATCATATTTTGTCCCCATTGCTTCTTAATGAGTGAAGTTAAATATGGTTTTAAGAAAGAATCGTTCCAAACCCTGGAGTAATCATTTGGATCCAATGTAGTATAACAATCAATAATAAAATATTGATTTTCAGTAACCGCACCCCAATCAATATCCAAATATAATCTATCTTGTCTCTTGTTAAATCTAATCTGCTTCTGAGTATTCAATAGAAAATCTAAATCTTCTAGATATGTTTTGACCATCGAATAACTAAGAAGTTCAGTCGTCCCCCAATAATATACATCATTTAAAAATAATTGATATTTAACACTAAACATATTATTGGTGATTGTATTCGTCCCATCAAAAGTAAATATTTTATTTACCCCAATAACATTGGGAGGAACCTGAAGATAATTACTATTTTCTTCATATGAAAATGTCACTGCAGTTCCAACAATATTTGCAGTTGCTGTCGTAGTCACAATACCTACAGAAGAGTTATTTAATCCCCTCGCTCTTCCTCTTGCAATATCTTCTGGAGTTACTTTGTATTTGTAAAAAGTTGGATAAACTCCATCAAAGTGTCTTTCTTGAAAAAACTGGACAGCATCATCAACTAAATCTTCAATTTGTTCATCCGCAACATTAATTTCCAAAACTGGCGCACCCAGTTTTCTTTTACAATAATCTATTAGTTCTTGTCTAGTAGATGGTTGCGCCATTTATCTTACTCTTTTGAAATATTTATGGTTTGGAAGTAATAAGTTGAGAAACAACTTCTTGCTGTTTTAAGTATAGTTTATAATAACACTTAGCAACCATTTTTGCATCATCTATATCTTCAAGACTATCAATCTCAGATGCTACTTTAAAATATTCAAAACTTTTACTTAAATTTTGCAATTCTATACTATCTGGGTTCATTTCCATTTACTAAACTCCTAAGAAGTGATTTAATTTCATCCAAATCCTCTTTCATACTAGCAACATCCTCCTCTAAGTTTTGTACTTTTTGATTCTCTTTATTTTTAGATTCACGTCTTTTGACATAGTTTTGATATTCTGTCATATTATTATTAATAATTGAGTTTGTTTTGGGGTCTCTTAATAAATTATTTTCACCCTCAACCTTTAAGTAATTCATTTTTAAGCAAGTGCAATAACTCTTAGATTTTTGACTCTTGGTGGATAAGCTTGATTTGTTGACGATAAGGAGAGTTTTATTCTAAAACTCTTGAATGATGGTAATGAATCAACTGTAAATCCATATTCTTTAAATTGAAGATTCTGAGATTCAAATCCAAGTATATTTGATGGAAGAACATATGAGTCTGAAGAACCATCATTTTTCTCAAGTGATATTGTTTCTCCTCTACCATCAGTATTTTTATATCCGGGGAATGGTGTAAAAATTGGATTGAAATTTGGAGAATCTGATATTGCATAGAATGCTCTTATATCACAATAACTATTAATATGAGCATCCAATATAATCTTAATAGATGTTGCCGGTGTAGCCAAGGACATTTCCTTAGTAATATATTGGAAGGCAGTTGGGTCTAATCCAACAACATTAACTCTTCTATCAATACTATAATCATCAATAACGCTATTGACTCTATTTGAGGTCAAAATAACGCTAACTCTATCCGTATCAATTACTGGAGAAACTCTATTGTCTAAAGTATTTAAGGATAGTCTCATATTTAAAGACTTTTTGCCTGGAAGTTGCGATAACTGACCAACACTGAAATCTTCATTTACTTTAGATGCTATTACTCTTGTAGATGTAAAATAATTTGCTTTATTTAAAGTTATACTTTCAAATCCTTGATCGACAAAAGGTATCTCATTTCCACTTACACTAGAACCACTAATAGTTCTAAGTTCTGCGTTAAGTGAAGTTCCAGTTACAGTAATATTTTGTACATTTGGAGTTGCTATTTCAAATGGAATATTTTGAGATGCCTTTACATTTAATCCGCCAACAGATTTTGATTCATTTAAATATAGTTTTGGATATCCTGTTCCAACACTTCTATCTGTCCCATTTGTATCTGTTTTAATCTTTACAAAATACGAATCAAATGCAATTGGATTTAAAATACTTGCATCGCCGAGGTAGTGAGTGGTATTAATCCTTCTGAGAGAAACTCCACTCAGTTCATATTTGTAAACAGGAGTCCCTGCAAGATGAGTTATTGACTCTTGTAAATTGGGTTCAAATGTATTTGGATCAATATATCCAAGTCTAGTTACACCATCTAAAGAACTTGCACTTACTGATTGATACTCAAATAATTCATTATTGATGAGTGCATAACCTGGATTTGTTGTACCAACTCCAACGTTTTCAAATGTTGTGAAGTTTGAAGTGCTATCGACTTGAATAGATGTGGTAGAATCAAATGTATATTGTGAAGTTAGTCTTGTTGGAATGGTATCCGGTTCTACACCAGAAATTCTAACATGATTATTTTCAGAATACATTCCATGATTTACGTGTCTAACAAGTATATGAAGACCATCATTGATGATATCAATTTCAGATACTTCAACATTTCCACCAACTGACGCATTTAAAGAAGTCTGTATACCTGAATTATTAATATATTCTAGATATTTGGAAGCACCTGCTACCTCAAAATCACCTTGAACATTATCTAATATCAGTTGGTTGGTGCTAGCTATAGAAACAAGAGAGAATCTGGCGTTTCTTCCGACTGTTATTGGTTCTTCTAAACTCAATCGTAAAACATCACCCACGCGATAACCATTTCCAGAGTTGTTAATAGTAGCGGCTATGGCAACACCATCTGTAATGGTAACATCCGCTGTAGCACCAGTACCCTCACCAGTAACTGTGATAAGATTTACGTTATTATATGATGCAGAACCAGATGCTGGAGTAAATCCAATACCCGCATTAATTATTCTTAAAGTTCCTGTAGCAATACCTGCATTTGCCACATAATTTCCAGAGGCATTAGTATCTTTCTGGAGAATGGTATTGCCAAATGTTAATCCTGAATCATTTAAATATGTAG